GGGGACCTCCGGCTTCATGACGATGCCGAACATCCGGACCTCGTCCTCGGGGACGTCCGATCCGTCGACGGCCTTCGTCACGACGAAGAGGTCGGATCGCTTCGTGAACTCCCCGTCGGAGAGGTTCTTCTCGGCCTTCGAGAGCTGATCCTTCAGGTCGGTCGGAAGGAGCGCGTCGAGCGGGTCCTCCGGGTCGAACGACGGCGAGATCCCGAAGGCGAGCTCCGCCCGCACGATCCGCTCGTGAACGATCGCCTTCGACTTCTCCATCGAGTAGGTGTCGGCGTTCTGCTTGAACCGCACTCGCGCGTTCGCCGCCTTCGCCTCGGTCTCGACCGGGTACTTCAGGTTCACCGGGTCGGCGTAGTCGTTCTCGTCCGTCGGGTCGCCGCTCGGGAACGTGAGGTTCTCGCCCTTCCCGTCGAGCGCCTCGATCCCCCACTTCTTCGCCCGCGCGGCCTGAGCCTCGCGCTTCTCCTCGTTCGACGCGTCCGCGGCGGGAACCGCCTTCGCGACCCGCTTCCGCGTTCCGACCGTCGCGACGACACCCGTTCGGCCGACCGACAGCTTCTCGAACCCACCCTCGAACTGAGAGGACATCGGCAGGTCAACGGCCCGGACGACGAGTCGAATCGAGCCGGCGATGGTCGTCTCCGAGCGAACGACGAACCCGTGGTTCCTCGCCCAGGTCTTCGCAGCCGCGACGTCGCGGAACCGCGAGACCGGGAAGTCGAGCTCGGCGACGTCGGCGATCGTCGCCTCGACGGTCGCGAGCAACGCGTTTCCACGCTCGATCGACTCGATCTCCTTCTTCATCTTCGTCTCCTCCTTCGGCGTCCCGATGACCGCCTTCACGCCGTCAGTGAGCTCGATCGTCGCGAACGATCCGTCGACGAACTCACTCGGCTCGCGCTGCCGATAGCGCCAACTGCTCTCGGTCTCGTCCGGCGCGCCGACCTTGATCTTGAAGTCGTTGTCGCGAACCCAGGCGTTCGCCTCCTCCTTCGTCTCGAACCGCTCCTTCGAGAGGATCAGCGTCTGGATCTCGGTCGCCACGTCGCACCTCTCAGTCCACGTCGATCGTCGTCCGACAGTGCCCGTGGTACGGCGGAAGCGACATTCCGACTCGAGCCAACGCCTCCTCCGGGTTCTCGTCCCCGGCGATCGTCCGCGCGGACTCGGCCGACCTCCACGGTGAGATCTCCTTCACCGCGTCGGGAGTCGCGGCCTCGAGTCGATCCGCCGCGAGCTTCGCGCCAACCCGGACCTCGAAACTCCTCCCGTCCATGAGGGTGCAGATCTCCGACGTTCGCTTGTCCATCACCGCGACGATCCGGTACCGCTTGACCCCCGCTTCGACGAAGGTCGAGAGGACTCCGTAGTTCGACGCCTGGTTCCGAACGGTCCCGGCGAGCATCTGGAAGTAGGGTCTGGCCCCACCCGCGAACGTCCCGGGGACGGATACCGCCGGAAACGTCCCACCGACGACTCCGCGGAGGATTCGACCGACCTCGGCCCGACCGAGTCCGCCGACGAGCGCCTCCCTCGTGATCGTCGCCGAGATCGTCTTCGAGAGGTGCCCGGTCCAGAACCGTCCGATCCACCAGAGCTGCTGCTCGGAGAGCGACTCGACCGCCGATCGGTCGACCTGGGTCAGGTTCCCCCCGATCGCGTTCGTCGTAAGTCCGCTCGCTCCGACTCGCGCCTTCCCGGTTCGCCGGCCGAGGAGCGTGAGCGCCGCCAGACCGGCGAGGAGGACGTCCTTCATCCGAGTCCCCCGGTCGCCCTCGAGGTCGCGGTCGAGCCGCTCACCGACCCCACGGACGGCGAGGACGGCCTCGTCCGACGAGACCTCGTCCGTCGGGAGCGCGGCGAGCTCGACCTCCGCGGCCTCGTCGACCCCCGCGACGTACTCGTCGGTCAGTTCGGTCTCCACCTTCCGCTGGATCGCGGTCTCCCGGTCCTCGTCCTTGACGATCCTCTCCCCGAGCGCGACTCCGACGGCGTCGGCGAGGACGAGGAGCTCGGCGTCCGAGAGCGCGGCGATCGCCGCTCGATCGACTCCGAGCGCGATCTCGACGATCTGCAGATCGACGTTCACTCGTCGTCCTCCTCCTCGAGATCGTCGTCGAGGAACGAGGTCGGAACGAACCCACCGAATCTGGCGGCGACCTCGGCTCGAAGCATCCCGGCCAGACGTTCGACCGCGTCGTCCTCGAACGACCCAGCCTCCGCGTCTCGGTCTCGGTCCCCACCCCCGACCTGGATTCCCGCTCGACCCTGACTCGTCGACTCCCCACCGCCCTCGGCCGCGGTGGCTGAGTCGGACTTCATCAGCTGCGCGAGCGTGAGTGAGAACGGCTGATCCGGGTTGAGGAAGTCGGAGTCGACCTCTCCGAGGTCGGTATTCACGACCCGACCGATGATCTGCCGAGCGATCCGCGGGGTCAGTCCGCCGGTCTTCTCGCCCTGCGCCATGAGCTTGACCAGATCCGCGTTCTCCGCGACGTCCGGGGAGTTCGAGCGGAAGGTCGACCAGACGATTCCGAGTCCCTCGACGAGGATCCAGCGGGTCCAGAATCGATCGAAACGGTGCCTCTCCGGTCCGAAGACCTGCTCGTCGCCGAGCCTCCGACTCGCGTCGATCGTCTTCCCGGTGAAGTCCTCCGAGTTACCCGAGACGAGAATCCGACCCCCACGTCGAGTCACGAGTGTTCCGTTCGGAACCGAGAAGCAAACGACGCGTCCACGGTAGGTCACTCGGGAGATCTGCCCCTCGACCTTTACGGAATGAGACTCGTCGAAGTGCGCGTAGAGGACGTACTTGCACTGACAATTCGCGAGCGTCGGCTCCTCCACCCTCACGGTGGAGGCCATCCCGAGCTTGAAGCAGATCTCCTGAAGCTGATCGGAGAGTTTCGAAGACACCGTCGACGAACCGAACGAGCCTACGGAACCCAGCAGAGGGCGACTCCCGTCGCCCTCGACGTAACAGTCGAGGAAGATCTTCAGCTGTCGGCGACTCAATCCGAGGAGCCACGTCGGAACGCGCTTCTCGGCGGAGTTCCGTCCGCAGTTCTCGCGGAGCCACTCCCAGAGTCCGACGTGCGAAACAGAGATCCCAAGTTCCCCCGGCCGTCCCTCTACGACCGTTGGATCGCAGAACCCGATCTCGCGGAACGCCGCGAGGATCTTCTCGGCGACCGCCCCCCGGTTCTGCCCGATTCCGAGCGGACCGCGCGACTCGGTCGTCGACCCCTCGGAGACGAAGTAGCCGAGGAACCGGAGGAAGGCGTCCATCGAGACCTCCCTCGCGTCGTTTTCCCGGAGCCAACGCTCCCGTCGCTCGCAGTCTCGGCGCGCGTTATTCGACGGTGCATCCGGATCTCTGGCGTTCTTCCGGAGGTTCGGAGGGATCGTGAACGTCGCCCGCTCCTCACCATCCCACTTCGCGGATACCGGAACCTCGACCCGTCCGTCTACTCGTCCACGGATCGACGCGAGGTCGGCGGCCTCGACAAGATCCCAGTCCTTCGTCGTCCTATCTGGCGCGGAGAGCGCGCGAACCTTCATCCGGTGGTTCGGCGTAACGAGCGCGTCGACGCCGCGATTCTTGAGATGAAGAAGTTCGCCGTCGTACTCGTAAGCGTGCCGCGCGGACGGCTCCTGGTACTCGAGGGAACCATCCGGCGATTGCGTCCCGAGAACGTCGTTCGGGAGAACGTCATCGAAGCGCTTCCAACCGGACTCTGTCAAGAACTCGGTGTCATCGGAATGACACTTCCCGACGAAGATCGGCGGGAATCGCCACGAGCGCCGAGTCCGCTCGTCGTTGTTGTTCTGATAGTTGACGAAGAGCGCGTCCGCGTGCTGCTCCTTCGTCAGCGGCTTGATCTCGATCCGAACCGTTCCGGGGTCCCGCATCCCCTCCATGACCGGCTCGGCCTCGAGGAGAAGGATCTTGCTGTAGTTGTCGTCGGACTGGATCGTCTCGAGGAACTCCTCGATCCGATCGGCGGACTCCTGGGTCAGCTGCCCGTTCGAGACCGAGACGACGAGGTTCGGGACGTTCTGATTCTTGAACGTCACGTAGTTGATCTCGTCGGCGGCCCGCGAGCCGAAGATCGAGAAGAGGTTCCCGATGTACCGCGGCAGCCCGTAGGAGGAGCGCGTCGAGTACAGGTCGAGGTGCTTCACCGGGTTCGCCGCGAGCCGAACGGGGAACCCCGAAGTTCCCTCGGCGACGACGATCGCGTCGCCGGCGAGCGTGAACCGCGGTTCGACCTTCGCACCGTCTCCGTGACTCTCGACGAGCTTCTCGCGGTCGACGACCTCTCCGTTCCGGCAGTCGATGAGTCGCGGATCGCCGAGCTCCTTGAACCAGGTCGTCGAACCCTCGTGCTTCTGCACGTACCGACGGAACCGCTTCCAGCGCGTTTCCTCGACGATCTCGTACGAGACCTGCTCCTCGTACCGCTGCTTGCGGATCGCCTCCCGTCCCTCGACGTCGCCCTCCCCGGGGACGAGATCCGGTCCGACCTCCGGAACGTCGACTTGAGAGGGAATCGAGACGAGTCGAACGTCCTTCACGACCCGTCGCGCGACGTACTCGGTCCGATCGTGATCGAGTCGCCCGAGTCGCATCGTCCAACTCGGGAGGTGATTCAGCCCGTCGAGATCCCCGACCCCGGGGGTCTCGAGGAACTCGACGTAGAACATCCCGGTGGTCTCGAAGTCGCGACGGAGCTTGTCCCGGAGGTCGTCGAACCCGTTCTCGTCCTGACACGCCCCGGCGAAGAAGTTCTCGGCCGCAACGCGCTCGCGCGCGAGCGCCTCGAGGATCTCGACCGGCGTCGCCTCGGTCACCGGGATCCGCGGATCGAGTCGCCAGCCGAAGCCCTCGCAGTTGACCGCCATCGCGTCGACGGCCGGTCCGACCTCCGTCGAGTTCTCCGGGAGGACCGCGAGGAGGAGCGGGTCGAACGGCGGTCTGAGGATCTTCCCGGACTTCTCGAGTCGAACGAACGGGTCGACCTCCCGCGCCATCGAGTGACCGGCCGAGACCCCGACCCCGGTCGCCGGAGTCGCACCTTCTCCCTTGACGATCGACTCTCGACGCTTCGTCACCCCGAAGATCGTCGAACGAATCGCCTGGAGATTCCGCCGAGTCGACTCGGCGGCACCGAGTTCGGATCGCTCGACTTCGACCGATCCGAGGACCCTCCGCGTCGTTCGCCCGCGTTCCACGTCACCCGACCTCGTGGTTCGCCGGAACGCCACCGATCTCGAGGAAGACCCGATCGTCCGTCGCCGCCCCGCCGACGATTCCCGTCACCTTGACGAAGATCCTCCCCGCGCGGTTGACCTGCCACCGGAGCTGAACCTCCCCTCCGGTGTACGTGATCGCCGGCGACTGCGGGAAGAACTTCGCACCCTCGGGCGACCAGAAGAACGCCTCGAGCGCCGCGGCGCTCGCGCCGTTCTTGAGAATCAGGTTCATGACGATCTCGTGGTAGTCGGCGACCGAGAATCCGGCCCGCGGATCGGTCGGAGTCGCGGCGTCGTCGACCTTTACCACCCGCATCGTCGCGACGTCGGGGAGATTCGGGATCGAAGGCATTCTTCACCTCCTCCGGCGGAGCGTGCTCGGAAGGAACCCGAACTTCCCATCGTCTCGAGCCCGCGCGACGTCGACGAACTCGACGGGCGCGTTCGCGCGCTTCGAGATCGACTTCGCGGCATCCTCCGGTTGCGAGTCGACCGGGACGAAGATCTGACGGACCTCGATCGGCGCCTCGAAGACGAACTCGCCCATGTCGTTTCGCGTGAACTTCGACATGAAAAGGCGCCCGGTGTTCCCGTCCTGAACGACCACGTGGTCGTTGTAGACGCCCACCAACCAGGCGTCGAGCGAACCGTCGGCGAGAACGACTCGATTCGTCTGAACCGCCATCCAGATCGCGTCGACGAACGTCCAGAGCTCCTCGCCCTCGCGGAGCTCGAACTTCGAGACCGCGACGTGGTGGGTCGACGCGTTCGTCGCGCGCCGGAGTTGCGCGAGTTTCACGACCTGCTCGTCCGAGAGCTTGTCACCCGCTCGGAGCGCGCGATGAATCTGCCGTAGTGCCACCTGGTCCGTCATCTCTTCATCCTCCGATTCCGATTCGGTTTATTCTGCGACTCGTTCGCGCCCCGAACACCCCGACCCGCTGCTTTCGCCGCCGCTTAGCTCGGCACACGCATCCTAGCGTCACCGCGAGGTCGAGTGCGTCGAACATGTCGTCGAGGTTTCCGTTCGGGAACGCCGCGAGCTGATCTTCGACGTCCTGATGAATCCGTCGCCGGTGAATGACTCGCCCGGACTCGTAGCGCGCCGCGAGCTTCCAGGCCCGGGTCACCTTGTCCTTGTGCGTTATAATCGGGACGATTCGACCCTTGAGGTCGATCCCGGTCAGTTTGACGAACTCGTGCATCTCGACGTCGCGGTAGACGGCGTCGACTCGGTGCTTCTGCAGCGCGTTCGCCTCGATCCCGAGTCGAATCGGGTCCCACTCCTCGAAGATGTACCCGACTCGCGCGATCTGCCGCGCGTACTCGATCCGCTGGTGGAAGCGGTCGAGGAGGTAGGCGACGACGGCGGTCGGGTTGCGGTCGTCGACGCCGATCACGGCGTCGGCGTACTCGCAGTTCTGCTCGTTCTCCGCGACCGCGAGGTCCTGCGCCGCCCAGACCTTGAGCTCGAGTCGTTCGACGAGGTCGTGCGGGTCGTCGTCGTAGTGCCGGAAGTAGTCGTCGAGGAAGATGTCGCCCTTCATCCGATCGGTGTTCTGCTGAAACTGCGAGTCGAAGTGCGCCGATCCCATCGAGATCCGCATCTCCTTCAGGTCCTGAGACGGCGCCATCTCCGGGCAGATCGAGACTCCGGCCGGATCGCGTTCCCCGTTCTCGGGGTCGACGAGCGCCGGAATCTCGCAGAGGTTTCCCCCGAACTTCCGGTCGCCCGTTTGCTGGTCCATCGCGCGCGAGTAGAGGTCGTCGGGATGATAGCGCGTCCCGATCAGGTCGAGTTCGCCGGGAGTTCCGTCGACTCGACGTATGATCAGGGTCGGAACGAGGGTCTTGTAGAAGAACGTGTGGATCCGCTGCCGCTCGGTCTCGGACCGCGAGTTCTTCTCGTCGACGAGGTCGTCGGCCTTGATGTAGTCGAAGTGCTTCGACGTGACCGGGCCGTCGGCACCGGCCGCGAGCCACGTCGGCTCCTTGTACTTCTTCGTCCGCGTCGAGACCGTCGCCTCGCCGGTCCCCCACTTGTCGCCTCGCAGGTCGCCGAAGAGGTCGACGAACGCCTCGTTCTCGAAGCACCCCTGGATCTCCGAGAGGATGTCCTTCGCCTGATCCTTGACGCGGGACGCGATCAGGATCCTCGCGTTGGGTTCCCAGATCGGGATTCCGACGGAGTCGACGACCGTGAGGATCGTCGACTTTCCGAATCCCCGCGGGGCGAGGAATCCGCGCCAGGGTCCCCTCATTCGACGCTTCGCCCGGATGAGGAGCATGTGGAACGGCAGAACGTCGTAACCGAGGATCCGCGCGAGGACGTCGAGTCGACGCTCCTCGACGACGAGCTTTCGCTGCAGCTCGGTCTTCGAGTCGAGAATCCGGTCGAGTTCGGCCTTCAGATCGGACACCTCGCAGACCTCGGTCGACG